GATTTCTGAAGGACATCCAGTTCACAAACTGGGTAAATCCAAGCAGGACATCGGCGGCGAGTTCCTTGTTGTACGCAATTTTGTCGACCAGGAGAAATACTTGGACGACAATAGGCGGTACAAGGGAGGGAGTTCTATCCCTAGCGGGACCCTGTATTACTGGGGTCCCCATTTTGCTAAGGGTAGTCTTAGTGTTGCAGCAGGCGATTGGCCCGACCCGATCATACCCGATACTTCGGATATGGACGAGATGGGAACTCTCGCTATAGCTGCCACTATTCCCACAAACCCGGTTAGTGATCTCGTTAATGCTCTGGGAGAGGTATACATAGAAAGGGGAATCCCCTTTATACCTTTGGCCCATTCGTGGAAGGATAGGACCTCTCATGCCAGATCGGCAGGAGGGGAATACCTAAACGTCCAATTCGGATGGAATCCATTACTCAGAGAGATCAGAAATTTCAGTCATGCTGTATCTCATTCCGATGAGATTATTCAGCAGTATGACCGAAACTCTGGTCGACCCATTAAGAGATCATTCGACCTCCCCACTGAAATCGATGTAGTTGAACAACTAGAACAGGTTGGCGGTGGACCAGTCCACATAACGCCTGATCCTTTTCTAGACGTTCGTTACTACAACGGTTCCAATGGAACCACGAAGCGAATCACCACTCGTACTATTGAGCGGCGACGTTGGTTCGAAGCTTGTTTCACCTACTATATTCCTCCATTCGATCCGAATGGAAAGAATTTTCGTAGGAATGCCCAGATAGCTCAAAAGCTATATGGGGCGGAGGTAACTCCGGAAACAATCTGGAACCTTGCTCCGTGGACGTGGGCTCTTGACTGGATAGGCAACACAGGGAATGTTTTACATAACCTGTCAGCTTTCCAGCAAGATGGCCTGGTAATGCGTTACGGTTATGTGATGGAAACTACCATCCATAAGAAGCAAATCACACTTCAGAACGTGGAATTTAAATCATTCCCCGGTCAGAAGGTTGATCTTTCCACCTCAATATCCACTGTGGTAAAGAGGCGCCGTAAAGCAACACCGTACGGATTCGGGTTAGATTGGGACGGTTTTAGTACCGCCCAACTAGCCATCCTCGCAGCTTTGGGTTTGTCCCGAAGCTGAGAGGAAACAAAGTAGCATCTAACTGTTGCTACAAGCGAATGCCCTGGTTAACACTTTCGTTAATCAGGTTCAACCTGTAGGAGTAGATACCCGTGTTTTCCGACCCGCAGTCCGTGACGATCAATGCCGTTGCCAACTCTCTTGCGAGAGTTGGCGCGAGCGGGACAACTGGAATCTTCCGTAAGGACGATTCCACTGTCAAGCTCAACATCCAACACACCGAGGGCAACCGCTCTCGGAGGATGGTTCGGCTAGATCACAGCAAGCTCGCTTCTGACCCGTATGTGACAGGTAATCAAACACCTGTCCGCATGGCGACCTACTTGGTCGTTGATGTGCCCATTTTGGGATACACGGTTGCAGAACAGAAGCAGGTGGTGGATGGGCTTACGCTCTTCCTTACCACCGGCTCTGGAGCCGCCGTCACCAAGCTTCTTGGTGGCGAGATCTAAGAAATTCTTAGATCTGGACTGCGTAGTAGGATGCGGGAATGGACTCTACACCTTACCTTTGTGAGGTTAGATGAAAAGCCACATGCTACTATTGCAGGCGGTCCTCAAAGATTTGGGGACCAGATGTTGCACTTGCACCAGCCGTGATCTTGAAACAATCACGGCGCGTGTCGAAAACGAGGGGTTATCGTTTCTCACGATAACCTTACCGCAATTCGGGAAAGACTTCGAAAAAAGTCTTGACCGAGGAGCGGTGCTCTCATCGTCCTTCCCTTCTTTCACAGTAGGGAAGGGCGGGTGTCTCCCCCGGTTTTTGAGGGGTTTCACCGAGCAGGTTTTCGATCCGTTTACTGGGCAATTGATCAATGATCCTTCTATAGACAGTATCCTCGCTATCCGACAGATAACTCTGTTGTTTAGTAAGGTAAACCTGCCTTGCAGTGATGCTAGGCGGGCCGCTGCTATAGACCGTTTCATTGACTGTGAGGAGGACATCCGGACTTCCGACGCTGCGCAGACCTACGAGAATTTCTCGTATTTCCAGCGTGTCGTAGCCAGTCACCTTGGTGACGTTATGACAATCGTAGATAAGATAATCTACGAAGGTCGTATCGTCCCTCGGCACGGGCCTGGGACTACTGCTGAACGGATTCTGGGAAACCAGAAATACGAGCAGCAGGAGTGGACCAAGCGCCTTGATGAGGTATTTCCACATTGGGAGTATCTCTTTTCAAGCTGGAGTCAGATCAACCCTGAGGTTGCTGACACCACCGCGGTGAATGTCCTCGAACCCGGAGCTGAACGACCCGTTCGGGTAATTACAGTTCCTAAAACGTTGAAAACTCCGCGAATCATCGCCATAGAACCTACGTGTATGCAATATACACAACAGGGGATTATGGAGGTGCTCGTGGAAGCGATTGAGAGCCATAAGGTTCTTCGTCACTTCATCGGTTTTCGTGACCAGGCGCCAAATCAGCGTATGGCCATGAGGGGATCCATGGATGGATCCCTAGCTACACTCGATTTGAGTGAAGCTTCCGATAGAGTTTCCAATCAGCTCGTTAGGTTTATGTCAGGTCCTTTTCCTCATTTTAGTGAGGCATTGGATGCGACACGTAGCCGAAAAGCTGACGTACCTGGCTATGGCGTAATTCGCCTAGCCAAGTTCGCGTCTATGGGTTCCGCTCTTTGCTTCCCCATAGAGGCTATGGTGTTTTTCGCCATAGTTTTAATGGGAATTGGCAAACAGCGCAATTGTCCAGTCTCCCGACGAGATCTTTTGGATCTCAAGGGAAGGGTGCGCGTCTACGGGGACGATATGATTGTCCCTGTAGAATACGTGCATAGCGTGATCCATGAGCTCGAGACTTTTGGGTTCCGAGTTAACATGGACAAGTCTTTCTGGACTGGGAAGTTCAGAGAGTCTTGTGGCAGGGAGTACTTCGATGGACACGATATATCAATTGTTCGTGTTCGCGAAGACCTTCCTACATCACGCCGGCACGAGCAGGAGATTATCTCGACAACGTCCCTCAGGAACCAGATGTATTTTGCTGGTCACTGGGGGATAGCGTCTTGGTTGGACGATTGGATGTCACGGTTGATACCGTGGCCTCGAATCGCTTCAACATCTCCCGCGCTAGGCAGGCATTCCTTTGGTGACTTATTTGTACAGTCAGACAAAGTGTGCCCGTTTCTACAACGTGACCTCGTGAGAGGTTACAAAGTAGTAACACAGTTGCCATTAAGTCCGCTTGATGGTTACGGTGCCTTGCTCAAGTTTTTCCTTAAGCGCGACAACGCATCAGCGGAGCCATCCGTTGAGAGGGATCACTTGGAACGTGCTGGACGTCCCCAGGCCGTCAACATCAAGCTTGGGTGGGTGCCTTCCTATTAACACGGGAAGGTATCTAGGGTGCCATCTGCGTTGCAGATGACAGGATCCGAAAGGATCCAGCGAGGGGAACCGGTGGGTCCCCCGTTGTGGGGGCCCGAATCCGGGTCT